TTGGCTTTGTTATATCTGCTCCTTGTTACGCTGTGCCAGTTATTCCTAATTTTACTCAAGGGTCGAGCACCAGCCGAACTGAAACCACAACAAATATTACAGAGACTATACGAACAGCAGAATATAACTCTGGGTTCCTTTATTCAGTTACGGGATCAGGAATACAGCATGACGGATCTTCTATATCTGCTCCACCTACCTCAGTTAGTGAAACAATAAACGGAACTACTTATACATGGCAGGGATTAAATCTAGAGCAAAGACCAAACTGGACTCAGACAAATCAGGGAGATGCCTTTCAATTTACAGAAGTATATCAAGGACCCTCGTTGGAATCTGTCACCGACATAACTCGCACCATTCAAAGTACAAGCGTAACAGATACCACAACTATCTTCTCGCAATAAGTTTATTAGGAAATCCTGTACTAGCTAATACAAGCAATACGGCTGCTCCAAGTGCATCGGCATCTGGATCGGTTTCAAACTTTGCGACCCAGGTTTTAGGTGGTCCGATGGTAGAAAATACATACGGAAATAATATTAAGTGTTCTGGACCACAGATGACCGTTAGCCCATTCGTCACTACATCATTTAACCAAAAGCGACCTCAAGACTACATTTACCATACACCCGTGTACGATCCAACAGACGCAGATGACAACGGTGTACCCGATAACCCAGGGAATGTACTCTACTATCAAGAAAACTATAGTAATAACAAGGACTCTCTAGGACTTAACTTTGGATTCGCACTTACATTTAATATTCCGCTTGATAATAGATTTCAAGACTCTTGTTTAGATGCAGCACAAACACAAATAAACTTACAGAAGCAAGAACTTAATGCAAAGATGCTCAACTATGAAATAGCAAGATTAAAAAATTGTGGAGAGCTAATGTTAAAAGGAATTTATTTCGATCCTAAAAGTAACTTTGCAAAATTATGTGAAGGGGTCGTTGTTCAACCACCTCCAAATCAAGTTATACCGCACAGTCACAAATTGACCCAGTAGATAAGTCACGGGTATTAAACTCATCTACGGATAATTATTCTACATCTTTTTTCTTCTTTGTCAGTTTCTTTATTAGATTTTTTACTAGAGGTTTGACAATATTAAGCAGTAGTGGAGTAGAGGCAGCAACAGTAGCAATAACAGCAGTGCTAACAAGCTGTGGAGGATTCGGTATGTATTGCTCGATGAATTTAGTACTT